ATTCTATGCTCCCTTCCTGTGCTTCTATTATACGCTGGTTTAAACTCTTCAATAAGACTTGATTCATAACACTCAGCTTTATCTTTATCTTTTAATTGTTGATAGATAATGTGACCGCTACTTATTGTACTTGCGTAAGGCTTTCTGTTTCTAAAATGATCTTTTATTCTTGCTTCTAAATTTTTAGACACACCAATGTAATCTACATCAATGCCATATTTTCCACGCATATCTGGTATAAAAGCATAAACTCCTATCATTGTTTTGCATTCTCCTTTCTAGTTGTAATCCTTAGTGATCCGCGTTTGTCTCTGCGTATAGTTAATAGATCGCAGTACACTTCACGCTCGTTATCACCCACCATTTCTTTGAGGCTTTTCTTAGCATTATCAAATGACTTAGCTTTCAACTCATTGCATATGTAATCATAAGCTATAGACTTGAACTGATTGTCATGATTGGCATCGCGCTTAATCATATCATCAATAAGCACCTTGTCTGTTTTGATAGGGTGCGGCTGATCATAACCTACTGGCTCTGTGTTGGTGTCAACGTAAGACCAGAACTGTTTGATCCCAGTCATCATGATGTTAAAGTATGACTCACTCCATGCAACGTGTGAGCATTCCCATTTGTTGTTGCCAAAGAAAGCAGAGAGATAACAACCATCCTTCTTAGCTAGTGCCATGTAGCACTGTAGCTGTGGCATGTAGTAATCAATCAGCTTGTCCATAGTATTGTGTGAGTTGGTGTGCTTACACTCAACAATAGAGTTGCGACACATGCCATCAATCATACCCTTCATAGGTACTTTATCTATGGTGCGTTCGTATTCATACTGGTTGCCATGCACTAGGTAATCATTACCATCACGCGCTGGCATGTTCTCTTCAAACCATTGGATGTTAAATGATTCTGTGTAGCTACCCATGCGTACTGCTAGGTTGCCCGACAAGTCCTCGCCCTGCGTTCTGCCTGTCTTGATCTCCCATAAGGGATACCAATCACCCTGCATAATTTTTACACAGTCAGACCCGCCTATAAATCCTGTTCTCTTCATGTGATTCTCCATTCTCCATGATTCATTTATGCTGCATGCGCGCAGCAGTGTCAACAGCTATCCTTAATAGCTCATTAAGAACAATGATTTGTTCGTTGCGCCATTGGGATATACTCGCATCTTGCTTTCTTCCACCATCCCGATCTAGTTGTATTTCTGTCAACTCCTGTAACCGAGTCAGCCTCCTCTCCAAAGCTGTAACCTTCTTTAAAATCGTGGTGTTTGGCTGTAAGTTCTGCAATCGTTTTGTTGGCGTACTCATCCCCATAGTCCTCCCTTATACTTGTTTCAAAAGAAAACCTGTACTCATCAAGGTCCTCCTCTGTAACTGTAGTTGTGTGAAGCAATCCTTGCGATAGCCTACCGTATAGATAATCAACAGACACTTCCTCTTTGGCAGCTATCTTCTTGGCAATAGATTGAAGCGGATTAAAATTCCACTTGTCTGTATTACTATCAGCAATGGCACGATTGGTCTCATCACCAGCAACCTTAGCAGCATTGATAAAGACTTTGACTGACGGCCAGTTACGCGCTCCATGAATGGCGCGTACCTGTCTGTCAGTTCTTTCTAAGAATAATTGAAGCAAGCCATCATTAACATGAGTAGGTGTCACGCCATTAATATCTTGAACAATGAACTTCATCTCTTGAAGTAATGTCTCGTTGGTCATGCGTTGAGGTGGTGTGTATCTTTTAAGTACACCTTGCAGCCATTTGCCTATGGCTTGGGTGCGTGTACTATAGTCAAGTTGACTCATTACGTTTGTCCTCTAAGCTAAACACATTATCATCCCACTTGGCATTAAGTATATCATCAAGGCGAGACTCATTGTTGGTGTCAAAGTGTGAGAGATCATCGTCCCATCGCTCTGCTCTGAGCCATGTAGATGGGTGAGGAATGAATCTAATCTCTGTATTCTCGCTAACTATTTGAAACTTTTGAGCAGCTTCAATAATTACTGAAGCGTCTTCTATCTTACAAGCATTGATGAATGCTAACCGTGCCACACCCTTACCTATTCTGCGAGGGTAAGACTGCCAGAATAATTTGAAGTTTTCTGAGTCTGGAACTCTTGGTTTCCTTGCCATACTTGTTCTCCTTTGCTATGAATTAGAGGGGGCAGTCCCATTAACCCTGATTGGCTAGGTTACGCACTACCTATCGGGCTACCGAATGCGCTAACATTCTACCTGCCCCCACGATTTTTCTTGTATGATTTTTGCAAACTCTTCACCTGACATGATGACAAGCGTTTGTGGTTTGCCTGTTTTTCTTTTGTAGAAAGCTATGTCTCTGCCCTCTAACACAGTGAAAGGACTAGGGAAGTTAGACTTATCTCTGTACTTAACTTCACCTACCAACCATCGTTGTCCGTCCAGTGTGAGGTGGATGTCTCCACTCCACTCCCCTCCAAGTGCTCCACTAAGGGGAACTCTTTTACAGGCAACTCCAATTGACTTGAGCCAATCCACGAACCATTTCTCATGGTACGTTCCTTTGTTTTTATTTTTGTTTGCCACTTATCCTCCCGATAGCAGGTCATGCATAGAAACCAATGTGTCTTGGGATACTTCCCCGATAGCATGGCAACATAGTACCTGCATTCTTGTTCACAATTATCACAGTAAGCGGTATGACCTAGCTTATTGTTTTGTCTTGATGTTGATTTCACAGTTCAAAGCCTCAACCCAACAGGATAACATAAACGCGCTGGGCCTACGCTTCTTCTTCTCCCACTTACCAACTAGTCCATCAGCACAACCTATCTCATAGTCCAGTGTGCGTTGAGATATGCCTAACTCATTACGTCTAACCACAAGCTGCTGTATTATGTGGTCATACACTCTCATTTTCTTGGAGTTAGTTTTCTTTTGTCTGATCGTTTGTAAGTTCGTCCGTTGATTAGTAGCTCCAACATGATCCATACTTTCTTGGCTGTCACATGCTTTAACTCAGAGCCACCAACTGTTCTGTAATAAGTAGAGGTAGGTACTCCTGCTTTGATGAATGCTTTTAGCAGAGGAACGTCTGCTTCTTCTGACTTCGCTATAAGCGATTGATAATAACTTTGCATACGCTCCTGTTACTGCGTCTATGCAGCGTCAGTCAACCATGTTTGCTAGGCCATCCTTTCTTTTTATAGTTAATGTTGTGATTGATTGCGTAAGCTCTTAATGTCTCATGCTTAGAGCCAAGAATAACAGCAGCCTCATGTAAGTTGTAATGATTAAGTACCGAACTCAGTAACTCAATTCGTTCACGTTTATGACGCGCTGCTATCTCAGGCCAGAACTCAAGATTCATCGTTAGGATTTACTAAAGATTTCAATTCATTGATGTCTTCAATAGCACGATCTATATCATCGCTATCATTTTTGTTATCCAATATGTCATGGATTACAGACTCAATAAATTCTAGCTTGAATACTATTTCATCTGGTCTCATCCATCACCTCCACATTCTTGGCATGGTTCATAGCGCACATCTATGTAACCACCATTCTGATAGTCACGCACTGGTACTTCCAACTCAGTGTGACCAGCACCATAGCAAGTACCACAATGGCTTGGTTGTTTAGCATACGAATCTTCTAATGCTTTCTTGTAAGCATCAGGGAAATCAAAAATTAATTTCATCATCTATCTCCTGCAACTGCGCTTGATCTTCCCATGCTTTGACTGAGCGTTTAATAAACTTGTCACGATTAAACTTTGGATTGGTTGTCTCTAATTTGTCAGCCAATTCATTGATGTATGTAGGCCAACTTAACATTGGCGCTACGTTATCAGCTATGTATTCAAGCTGCTGTTTGTTTAATATCATCACTGTTCTCCTGATCAGATTGGTAACTGTAAGCTACCTCTTCCTCTATTATAGGCATTAGGTTTTTATGAAGCTCACCAAATAACTTAACGTCATGCTCTGACTCTACACCCTCATAATTTACAGAGGTAATGGTGAGTGTGCGTGAGCTAAAGCCTTTGAATAACTTAACGCCCTTGAGGTGTATCTTAGTGATATTGTGAATATTAAGTTCATACATGCGTGTTCTCCTTACGCTAGTTCTAACCAAGCTTTGTTCTTCATGGCCTTGATGATTGATGCCTCACGCTGACGCTTGGCATTCTCCGGTGACTTTGCATCATCTGTATGTGTGGCCCAGCTAGTCAGACAATTATACAATGCCCATTTATTATTACCTAACTGTGACCGTTCGTTATCCCATGTACCCATAAGATTCTGCAACTGCCTGTCATTAAACTTATCATGTGAAGCACGGTGCTGTACATTACATACAGTCTTTTTAAATAGATGTTCTACTTGCTCATTAGTTACAGGTGTACTTCTGTATGCCTCCCATACTCCCTTGTTATTAAGAAACATTTCCACACCATCAGTTATCTTTTGCGCTGAACTATCTACACTTACGTTAGTGGTGTGCTTGGCCCATGTCTTAGCTACTGTGTCTGGTGTGGTGCATCCATTAAGACACCAAAGTCTAATGCCTTCGGCTGATTGCTGGAATGCCCAACTCCCATCATAGGAGTTATAGGCT